ACAAAAGAAGTTCTTGAGCTTAGAGATAGCAAAGAAAGACAAGGATTAATGTTTCTTGGGGTTGACAGGCTTGCAGTAGTTGAAAAAAAATTAGCAGAAAATAGCACTAAAAACGCATCAATAAAAGAAGCTTTAAATGAATACCAAGAACTAACAGAACAAATAGTAAAAAAACCTAATTTTAAATCTTTGCAACAGATAGTAAAAGAACAAGTGGAAGCTTTAACCAGAGAAAAAAATTACAGTAAAAAAGTTATTAAAGACATAACTGAAAACAAAAAAATTGATCCTGTTAAATTACAGGCTCAAATGCAGTCTATTAGAATTGCAAATGATTTTTACTCAAAAGGTATGGAAGCATTTGACCAAGGTTTATATAAAAATCTTTTAAATGATGTAGCTGCAGGTGGTTTGGACTTAGATAAAATATTAACTCAAGTAGTTTTAAAGAAAAACAACGGCGATCAAGTAAAAAGATTGTTTGATACTTTAGATGTTGATACTGCGGCTTTTAGAAAACAAAGGTTTGAAGGATCTGGAAGAGTTGATAGATCTAAAGCTCCGACAAGAAGCGCTTTAGAATTTAGCGATACCCAAAGAAATATATTGGCAGATGCAGAAATAGATGTAACAAGTCCTGTTTTTAAAAATAAAGAGCAAGTTCAAGGCGTATTGCAAAAAGAATTTTTAAGAGACATCGTAACTAGAGTCCAGAAAGGTTCTGATATTGTTAACTACAAACAAATAGCCAATACAATTGAAGGGTATGGTACGACTGGAGATATTTTGTTTGGCTCTACTGGTAAAAGAGAGTTGATAAAATCTTTGAGAGAGGCCGATCAATTCGCAAACGTTGGTACTGTAGACGAGCTTGACGCTCTTTTAGCTAGAACATCTAACGTTGATAACGTTATAGAAGACTTAACAGCTAAAACAAGCGCTCAGTCTGAATTAGATGAAATTGCAAAACTTAATATTTTTAATAAAATCCAAAATGGAACAATTGATTCAGAAAATATAGTAAAGACTTTGTTTAAGTCTGGTAATTCAGAAGAAATAGCAACTGTAAAACAACTATTGGGCCCAGAGTCTGTAGAATTTAAAGAGTTTCAAACTGCGGCGATGAGAAAAATATTAAACGATTACGTTAACCCTGGTGATGATGCCATTGATAAATTGTTTAAAGAAGAAGGTTTTTACAAAGCTATCCTGTCTCCAGACGGATATGGTCAAGCTGTTTTAAGAGAAACGTTTGGGGATGCTCAATACGATCTTCTAAAAAAAGCAGCAGCTAGATCTAAGTTTCTTGCTGGAGGAGAAAAAATATCAGGCGGTGGAGATCTTTTTACGCGAGGTTTAATGTTTAGAATTATATTCCAACCTTTGCAGGCTTTACCTCAGTTTGGTATTTTAAGAACTCTTTCAGTATTTCTTGGCAGCAAAAGGTTTACTCAATGGTTGGCTGGAGAAATACCTGACAAAGTTTTTCTAAAAACTGATCTACCAACTTTATATGATGCTGTTGGAATAGGGCAGCCAATTAGACGTGCGGTAGGAGCTCAAGCGATAACAGAACCAGTCAGAGATACAGCAGAATCTGGGCAAAGACAATTTCAAAATCAAGGTGTAGATCCTAAATCTCCTATAGCTCTAGAGTTACCAGAAGTTGAGCCTGCTAACTTATCTTCTCAAAATCAAAGAGCCCCAAGAAGTTTAAATCTTTTAGGTGGGAATATGGCTAATATGGATATTGCTCAAAGAATAGATAGAGACATTCAAAGCCTAGCCTAGTCTTTAATTAAATAAAGTTCCCAGTTATTTCTCAATACATCCAACCAATCTTCTATCAACATTACAGCAACTTTGCTGTTGTCTGTTTTCCACTCAGGATTGATTGCATATAAAGGAACGCAAACTCTAATAGGTTTTCTATTAAACTTAAAAATTAAAACTGGAATGCGGCCTTTTGTTGATCTGCACACCTGATCCCACCATCCATTCTGAAACCAATCTCCTTCTTTGTAGAACTTACATTCTACTGCGTGGTAAGGCATGTTAATATCGCAAAGATCTTTAGATTGGTATTGGTCTAGGTTTCTTTTGCAGGTGTAGTCTATACCTTCAGATTCAAAAAAATCGTTTAGTATTTTGGCAACGTCTCTTTCAAACGTTGCTCCTTTGGTCCTTGAGTTGATTGGCATTTTCCTTCTCCTTTAAAGTTCTTTCTTTCATTAGTAAATCTAGCTCATGCCAGCGATACATTCTTTTATTTACATCATCCCAAAACCAACCTTTGTTACTGGCGGGGTTACCCATTAGCTTTCCTTTTTATAGTTTTTTACAAGACCCATCTCTTCTCGGTCAAACCCTAGGGGATGAGGAGATAAACATTCTAGCTCATCCATACTAAAATGAATATAAGGCTCTGAATCTTCTTCGTAAATAGGCTCTGCTATTGTACCAAATCTAACATCATATACATGATCTCTCTTCCAAGTATGACTATAAACGCTATCAGTCATAGCATAAACAAGTACAAAAGGTTGATTGGTAGCAAGTGATAGAGCTGAACCCATTCTTAGTTTGCTAGAAGAGAGCAGCAAGGTGTCATACTTATCTATACCAAACGTCCTGCACTTTACTTCTAACCAGAATGAAGTGTCCTTAGATTCACACCAGTAATCTAAACCGTAACTAACTGGTAGTTTATGACACCTAACATTCCAGAGCCCCTCTATAAAACCAGCCACACGTTCTTCACGCTTCTGATCGTTAATATTCTCCATCTTTGGCTTTGGGTTATCCATTTATATCTCCTTTTAATCTTTATATCTTCTTTCAAATTGTTTGTTTGCGTTTCTTTGAAAAGACCATTCCAAGAACCTATTTAATAATTTATTTAAAAACTTCTTCATTAGTCTTCTTTAAAAAACTCTGGGTCAATCGCAACAATACGTTTGGTTGGTCGTCCCGTTCCCTTGGCCCTTAAATCTTTTTCTTGTATCTCCCCCGAGTTCTTTAACCTCTCTATAATTTCTTTAACTTCGTAGGACTTCATTGATCTGAATATTTCACGTCTATCAATATCACGCTTACTTATACCCCAATCCCCTTGCGATCTGATAAAGCTAAGTATTTGTTTGATACGACCTTCCATTTCAGACCCTGCAACCTTATCTTTACAGTTCTCTATTAACAATTGATCGTAGTAATAAACATAATCAATTGCCCATTGAGTTATATCGCCTTTGATAACTTTGGTTTTTCTATCATCGGCAACAGCTCCTATCAAAGCAAGGCGCATAGCTTTTTCCCTGGTTCTAGAAAGCAAGACCTCAAGACCTTCTTTCTCTAAAGAATTTTGCTGATCTACTAATCTGTACGCCAAGCTATCAAGCAGAGCATTTGAGTCGTCGTCAAACTTTATAATTCTTTGTTTAAAATCTAACTCAGCGTTGTCTCTAGATATTTGTTCCATTTCATTATCTACTTGTCTTACATGAGAAACCCAATCGTAGGTAGACTGCGGAGGCTCAACAAAGGCTACCATTTTTCCTACTGTTCTTGGCACGTGCGATTCAACAACAATAAATCTATTAAGAAAACCATCAACAATACGACCCGTTGATAAAGCTCCGTAAAAGTTTTTAGGAACACTCATACCAACCAAAGTAATAGCAGGTTTAATTGTTGACCTATCTAAAACTTCTTTTTGCTGCTTGTTGGTTAACGTCATCATTGAGTAGTTGTCTGGCCTTAATACACCATGACAACGACCCCAAGTCTCCATTAATACTTGCAAAGCATCCTCTTTGTTTGAGTTGCTAGACTTAGAGATACTCTCAAGTCTTTTGCCAAACTCATCCATTACAGTAATATGTGTTGGCTTGTATCTAAGTAAGGAGTAGATCGCACCACTTGATGTATATCCATCTCCTGCCATAAGATCGCTATGTTCTGCGTGGTCTAAAATTGTTTCAACAACAGTCTTAACATTTTCTTTTCCTTGACCAGACTTAGCAATACACATAAAAAACAAAGATGAAAAGTTATTCATATTGGTTCTATACATTCTTCCTAAAGCAACAGAGCCTAAAGACAAAGCAGCTTGCATACTAATTGCAGGTTGAGATATGTGAGCTATCTTCTCAGAGTATTCATATATATCTTTTAATACACCAGGAGGAGAGAACAAGTTAGCAGGCTCCTGTACTGTTTTTGTTGTTGATATGTAAGCTGGTGCTTGCTCGTTTTTCCTATCGTGCGTTTTCTGAACAGAATTAACAGTAGTAGATATTTCAGTAGCAGGTAAAGGCGGTTTGTTTTGCTCGTTCCAAGACTGCACAAAAAACTCTGTAAAGTCTGTATTAAGACCTTTGGCTATTAAATAACCAGCAAGTCTAGCTGCTTGGTCATTTCTTCCACCCTCTGAAATACCCTGTATAGATAGTGGAGTAGCAATTGGTTTTCCATTTAGCTTCTCAACACCAGTTATCTTTACCCATAACTCTTGAGTAAGGTTAGGCAAATCCTCAATATCGTTTAGATCCCAATCTGGTATTGTTGTAGGGGTGTAAATAGCACCAGTTGCATGCATATTATGAGGAGCTACGATTAATCCGCCAACACCTCTAATATCAATTAACTTTGCAGGGTCATACCCTTCAACTCTTTTGGCTACCCAAGTAGTAAAGTTTTCTGGATTATTATAATAATAGTGAACGCCTTTTCCTGTAGCTACTTTAAAAGGTGTTATTGGTAAGTTGGCTTCACACCAATTTACTGCTTCTGGCGTGTCTGCATCAACTACGATAAATTTACCGCAAACTAGAGCAACGACTAAATCGTCTCGCCCCTTAAACCATTTCTCAATTTCTTCCGTCGTTGGCTGTCGCTCTTGAAACTTCTGCCACCCCCCTAATTCTTTGGTTGGTACTTTGTTATGCCTGTGGAGTGGTACTACACTTATTCCATATTCCGCATAAGCAAGAGCTAAGTCCAACGCAGAGTCCTGCGCTGTTACTTGTAAATTGAACACTCTTAGTTTTCGCCATTGTCTTCAATAGGGCCAAATATAGATTCAAAGTCTAGCTTACCGCCAGATGCCTTTATAATCTTTTTGGCTTGTTTAATAGATGGTTGTCTAAGACCATATCTCCAAGCTTTTGTTGAAGCGGTTGAGCAATCAAATAGCTCAGCTGCTGGAACAGTTCCAATAAATTCTATATACTTCTTTAAGGTTATCCTTTGCACTTCTCTCTCCTTATGTTGTGGTTCTAGCTTTCTGGATTTAAATAACTTAAGTTCTTTCTCGGTTAAAACTTTTAACCTCCAAAGATAATCTACCATCCATTGATATTCGTCTACTTCTCTCATTTTACATTCCGTTAAATATTTAGTCTACACATATTGTAATTCATATTAAAATAAATTAAAATAGTATTTTAAAATAAAACGGAGAAGATGATGACTGATATATTAAATCGAATTAAAAGCCCAGGGGACTTGGTCGATAACCAAGGAGCTAAGATTTTAGTTTATGGTGCATCTGGGGTTGGTAAAACAACTGCATGTGCAACCGCACCAGGTAAAACTTTAATCATAAGCATGGAGGCTGGCTTGTTGTCTATTAAAGACGCAACCAACGTAACTGCTATTGAGGTTAAAGAAGCCCATGAGATTGAAGAAATTGCTGAGATGCTAGAAAGTGGCAAACTCGATTACGATACTGTCTGTTTAGACAGCGTAACTGAGATGTCTGAGCTTTTGTTAGCACAAGAGAAAGCAAGGTCTAAAGATCCCAGACAGGCTTATGGTGAGGTTATTACAGTAATGACAAGAACGATGCGTAGATTTAGAGATCTTAAAATGCACGTAATTTTTGTTGCTAAAGAAGATAAACTTCGAGATGAATCAACTGGTATGTTTCATTATCAACCTATGATGGTTGGTGCAAAACTACCGCAACAAATTCCTTACTTCTTTGATGAAGTGTTATGTCTTAGGACTTTCACAGAAGAAAACGATGAAGGGAAAAAAGTAACCAATCGTTGGTTGCAAACAATTCTTGGTGATAATTATATTGCTAAGGACAGGAGTGGCAAGCTAGATTCTTTTGAAGAGCCTAACTTGACATATATTATTAATAAGCTTGGATTTACAAAAGGAGAAAAATAATGAGCGATTTTGCAGACGTCAAGTTTGATTTTGAATCTGGTAGTAGTGGTGAATCCACTATTCCAGAAGGGGACTATTTAACAGAGATTAGCACATGCGAGAAGACTACTTCTCAAGCGGGCAACGAATATCTCAAGTTAGAAGTTAAAGTGTGTGGCGAAAAATACAAAGGTTGGATCGCAAGAGACAATCTTAATCTTTGGTATACCAATGCTGACTCAGAAAAACAAGAACTTGTTAGAGAGATAGCATCTAGAAAATTTTCTAGTTTGGTAAAAGCTGTTGGTAGAAAAGACAACCCACCTTCGAATGCTGGTGAGCTTGTTGGTAATAAAGTGATGACTACTTTTGGAATAGAAAAAAGTAAAAATCCTGATTACCCTAATGATAAAAACAACATTAAGGCTTTTGGGCCATTGGAGACAATGTCTCCGAAACAAGCAGAGAATGCTCCAGCTTGGGTAAGTGAAGATTCGTCTTCCAAGCCTTCAGCTCCAGCAAAACCGAGCCTGTAATTTATAGGGTTTGCTAGGACGCCCAAAAGGTATTATCTTCCCCCTTAGATACTAAATACCTACCTAGCACCTTTTAATGAATCGTTAAACTTATGTGATGAGATGGATCTAACTCGCTAACGTCTAAAATTTTTCCTAAAATTAAATCAACGCTGCTGTCTTCCATAGATTGTAGTACGGCAAAAAGCTCTGCTTGCGTAGCGTTTCTAGCCTGCAATATAACTAAATGAATGTCGTCGTCTACCTCATAGACGCATAGGTATTGAGGAATATTTGAAAGAAACATACCTATAATCCTAGCATATAATTATTGGTCGTTGATGTATAAAGCAATCATTGCATAGTGAATGATTTTAAGGAGCTCCTTTTTCTTGCTGTCTTTTTTACCATACCGCATGGAATATTTCATTATGTTACCAATACAAAAACCCTCGCCATAACCAGAATCAACAATCATGTCTGTTGCCTGGTATTTGCCTTGAGAGTAATGTTGGTTGTATGTGCTGTCGATATACTCCTGCAAATCAGCAAGAGTTATATCTTCTTTAAACTTATAATCAATAGGTTTTTTCTTATCGTACATACTTTAAAGATTTAGAGTCACTATATTTGGCGAGTTATAAACAGATAGATGGCCACCTTCTGAGTAGTCTTTATATAAATTTAAGAACCCTTCCATTTTTTCCCAGCCATAGTTCATCTGCTCTTCCGAGATAATAAATACTTTAGATGCGTATGGGTAAGCTTTCTCTTGAGCAACAAAAACAAATTCGTGAAGTTTAAATCCTGCCGCTTCCATACCTCTGCGATACCAAGCAGCCTGCATGTCATATCCATACTTCTTCACCGAGTAAGCAAACTCTACTGGATCGCAAGACTGAGTTGTCTTGTAGTCAACAACACAAATAGCATTGTCTGGGTAAGGACTTTGAACAGGAGGACAGATAACATCTGGTCTGCACTTACAAAGAACCTCGCCTTCATACCAATAGAAACTAGCCTCTGCTACTTTGCCTTCAGCGTTAAGGTAGATGTTGCCTTCTTCAATCATATGTTCTTTCATACCTTTGATGGCTTTCATCTCGTTTTCTTTAATAACAGTCAAACCTCGCTCTTCGTATTCTTTCTTGAGCTCTTTGTTAGCGTTGGTATAGGGAGATCCCATAACAACAGCCACAGTATCATTAAACTCTTTCTCGCCCTCTACTAGCAAAGCGTGAGCGGCTGTACCGAAGTTCATCGCAGGTGTTGTCTCCTGGACTTTCTCTATTGCATGCAGCTGAGATTTACCAAAGGCTCTAACCTTACTGCTGCTAATCCCAACGCCTGCATGGTAGACAGAGTTAGGTATATCGGCAAAGACTAAAGTCTCACCTTTCTGTTCAGATTCAAATTTATCCAGTTCTTTTATTATCATATTCATACTCCAAAATTATCGTTTGCACGATTTTATTATTAAAAATTGGCTTGGGCCAATACCTCAAATTGTTATACATCTCTAACATATTTCCATTAAATGATATGTCTTTGTTGTATTTGGGATTTCCTATTGAATCCCAGTAGTCTTCTATTTTTATTAAATCCTCTCTGCATCCCGTAAAACTTAATTCTGCTTCAGTATAATCATAAGGAATAAACATAAAACCGCCTGTCTCTATTTTGAACGGATAGCAACTTGTTGGCTTACCTATCTGCATAAATGTGATTTACTATATTTGGAAACTTGCCAGAGTAATCTACTTTAATTAAATCTGGCTTGTTAACCTCTAACTGTCTAAACAAAGCTTCGTCTACTGTTATTGGAGGGGATCTTCTCAAGCTGTCTCCACTTACCATTTTGTTCCACCAAACAACAGCTTTGTCTCTTGCATAACCAGAGTGTTCAAAGCACACATACTCGCTAATAATTTTATTGGGTGTCTTGTAACTAACTTTAAGAACAGGGGTTGGCTTGCCTGCTTTCTGATGATTGCCAAACCACATGCTAATTACCTTGGTATCGTAGCGTTCTTTCTTTACAGCTTTAGAAATAATATCTAACTGAGAAGAAACTAAGTCTAGCTCTAGCTTACGCATGGGGTAGATATACCCACAATCTGGGCAAGTGGTAACAGCCTTGGGTACATATGATTTACATGCAGGACAGCTCTTTACTAAGGCTTCTCCTGTTCTCTTTCGCTTGCCTTTTTGATTGGGTGCTATCTGATTGATAGGGCCATGACGTTCAATATTTTTAGCAAAGTCTAAGATCAAACAATCTTTCTTGCCTTCTGCAATACGCATTCCCCTTCCCATCATTTGCACATACAAACCTGGGGAATGAGTTGGTCTAAGCATCACAATCATATCTGTATTGGGAGCATCAAAACCTGTTGTTAAAACATCGCAATTAACCAAGGCTCTTATCTTTCCTTTTTTATAATCTGCTATTAATTTATCTCTTTCGTTTTGATGGGTATCTCCCGTTACTACCCTAGAGGTAATATGATTTGAATTTAAAATGTCGCTGACCATTCTTGCATGGTTTATTCCAGCACAAAAAATAAGCCATTGTTTTCTATTAGCACCTTTGGTTAGAACCTCTTGCATGGCTTTGTTGGTTCTGCCGCTATCGTTCATCTTGGCCTGTAAGTCTGTTTGAATAAACTCTCCGCCCCTTAAACCTATATCGTCAATCTCATACTCAGTATCCATACACTTAGTTACCAAGGGAGACAAATAACCTTCATCAATTAGTCTTATAAAGTTATCTCCGCTTCCAAAATCTACTGCAACATCATCAAAGATAGATCCCTTACCCTCGGTTAACATTCCAGAGTTGAGTCGATACGGGGTAGCAGTAAAGCCAATTACTTTTAAATTTGGATTTCTTTCTTTAAGGGCGACAACAAGCGAGCGATACATTCCCTCGCCGTCTTTAGGAACAAGATGAGCTTCATCAATTGTAAGAAGGTCAAACAAAGGAAGTTGATCTACCTTGTTCCAAACTGATTGGAGCTGAGCATATATAATATCGTTGTCTGTATCTCTACTTCCTAAGCTGTTGCCATACAAACCTATATCTCCATACGGCCAAGCATCTTGCAGCTTCTCGTAATTCTGAAAAAGAATTTCTTTAACGTGAGAAACAATCAAAGTTTTTTGTTTCTTTTGCTCGTTCATATGCAAAACAAAGTCCGCTATAACATGAGACTTACCAGAACCAGTAGGCATAACAACCAAAGGATTGCCGTCTTCAATAGCAATATAGTTTTCTAAAGCGTCTAAAGCTTCTTGTTGGTAATCTCTAAGAGGCATAATAAATATTTTTATTCATACAATTATTCCAGGCATTTCTATTTATTTCTTTTGGGTACTTGGTATAAAGCAAATCTCGACAATATATAAACTGTTGTTTTTTAGAATATTCAACAGGAGCTAGAGCAGATCCTGTAAAAAAAAATATAAATATAAAATATTTAAACTGCATTTAATTTTTGTTGGATAGATTTATTGTTACTTCTTTGCCGCTAGCGTAAGTTATTTTTCTAAAGTGCAAGTCCGCACCTCTTTGGTATTCATATGAAACAACTGTTTCATTTAACTTCTCTTTAGCTATTTCTTCTTTTCGTTTTTGAATTTTATTTGAGTGCTGAGTCATTTGCCTTGTCCCCTATATTTTTTACGTGTTTGGCGTTTGTTAGTTCCAGCACCATCGCTGAGTCTTGAGTTGCCTATTGATGTTTTCTTTTTAATACTTTCTATTTTTTCTTTTAACCAAGTTTTAGCCATTTTTATTTTCCTCTAATTGTTTGTAAAATTCTGCTACTTTCATAATCTCTTGCCAAGTGCCATCGTTCTTAATGCAGTTGGCTCTATGCGATACGATAAGAATATTGCCTATTATATATATCTCATTGTTGTTAATGCGTTCTAATGTGGGTGAGTTGTATTTGTCTTGATGCCCATGAACCATTGGAATTCCCAATACTGGACATATATTATCTTTTGGCCATACATTACAAATGTCTTTAGCTTTAAGAGTGCAGGGTGGCCAACTTCTTTTTAATGACCTGCGCCTAGCACCAGAGATCATTTTACTTGCCCAATAACTTGTTAAAGTTCTTTTGGTTTTGTTGTAGCAAGATCTACACCCCCATCTAAAAGGCGGAGCTTTTTTTAGCTTTCTATTTGGAAAGTTCTTTGAGTTCAACTCTTTTGTCTGTTTGCATACGTTGCACTCTCTTGTTTTCATTTTTCAAAATTTATTTTTTTTAACATTCTTTCTAGCTGCTCTATAGGAATATTTTCAACATCCCAATCTGATAATATTATTGATGAACCATCCCTCAATAGATCCTTTGGTATTTCTTCAGAGTTGTTAATTATTGCACTTATAATTAAATACCAAATACCAGAATACTCATCTTCTGTTAGTTGGCTTTCTCCATCTGATTCTCCACCCTCAAAAATTGTTGCATATGCGTTATATTGTTTTCTTGTTTTATCTGTAAAGTCCATTACATACCTTTCCAGTATGTAGCTACTGTGTAAAGAATAAGAACAATGGTTAACCAGATTAAAAACCCAGTCCCGAAGATAAATCCAATTATCTCAATCATTTTTTGATCTTCCTGTAATAATTATTAGGATAAATACCATCGTCTTGAATGTTGAATGCTTCTTTTACTTGTTCAAAGAAATCATTTGTTGCATGCAGTTCTTCAACCGTCATACTTCCATATTCAAACATACCATTGATACCCCATTTAACATTGTTACAGTGTTTAAGTATTAAACCCATATTTCTTTCTGAGACTTTAACTGTAATCATTTTTTCTTTTGTTTCTTTTATCATTTGCAGGCCTCCTTATAAGCATGCTCAAAAAGAGCGGGGTGATACTGTCGAATGTACTCAACAAATTTGCTCAACCTTTCAGTTGATTGCATGTCGCTTTGTATATCTTTAGTATGATTGGGAGATGGTAATCCTGGCTGTAAAGCCTTCATACCTTCCCTTATAAAATCCATTTCCGTCATTCTCATAATCTTCTCCTGATTAGTTATTGTTCCATAGTATGAAATTTTGGTTGCAAAGTAAACCCCTTAGTTTATACTAAAGGTATATTAATTCTTGGAGAGAACAAATGATAGACGAAAAAACATCAAGTTACATAGACGACACCAGAGATTATTTGCATCAAGCCGTATGCCAAATGATTAAAATATACTTGCAATCAGCAGGTTCTTTGTTGAATAGACCAGAAGCTATAAAACAGCAAATAGAAAACGACAAAAATCTTTTGGTTAATTTAGTTGAGAAAATAGCTGAGCTAGAAAAACAAAAGCTAGAGCTGCATTAAATGGTTTCCAGAAATTTAAACTTTAAGACTGTTGAGGAAGCTAGGGTGCACATTCATAAATCTAAAATGATTGTTAACCCAAGCAACACGACTATTAAAGAGAAAAAATTTGTTATTGTTGTTGATAATAAAAGCGATGAACAAATGCTAAAACAAGCATTGGTTGGTATGAAGAATGTTAAATGGATAGATATATTGTTTCAAGAAACAAAGGAGAAGAAGGTATGAGTAGAATAGGAGATTTATTAATTGGTATGCAAGAAGATGCAGAATGCGTTTCGGCTTCTTGCAATTCGTTTGAAAAATTTGCAGAAGAGATGCGTAAGCTGAACATCTTATACACGCCAAGTTTATTAGAAGATTTTTGGGACGGATACGTTCATTCCCAAGAACCCCCTTACTAATCGCGAACAGGCAATTCATTCGGCTTGTATAAACAATAGAAATGCCGTTGCGACAGTTTTATTTCATAACTGTTTCCAAAAACTTTGAGGTGTAGTTTTGCAGCAAAGAACATCTCACCTAACTAGGAGATAACATGTTAAAAGCAGACGGCTTTAACGCCGCAATAATCGGAATGGCTGACGATATAGCAACGGGTGAGCATAGGCTTATCTACGACGCCAATAAATGTATAGACATACTTATTGAACAAGGCATGACCGACGACGAAGCAGTAGAGTATTTTGAGTTTAACGTTAGCGGAGCTTACGTTGGAGACAGCACACCTATATGGCTATACCCTTACGAAGAAGAATAAGCTAAAATAAATGGATGAAGATACTTAAAATGGAGAAAGGCCCACCAACAATCGAGGAAGGTCGACGCAGACTTGATAGTCTATTTGAAGATTTCATATCCAGGGGTGCTGATCCAGAATTTACGGCTTTGCTTATCTTTACTTACGGCGTAACTGAAACTATTAATTACGCAAAGACAGTCGAAGACGGCATATCTAAGATAGATCACATACTTAATTCAGAGTTTGGTATGGAGAAAGAAATTATCTTTACACCCGAAGAAAAAGATCCAGAATGAAAAAATATATTCACGTAAATCAACATAAGATTAGAGCAAACAAAAAACATGGAACTGACGAACCTGTCATTACAATCAAAGCTGGCAAAACAAACACTTATTGCCACGAAGTAGAAGTTTTAGGCTCTAGCATTATTAGATATGGCGGCAACGACAAACCTATTTTGTCTTGCGGGGCTAGAGTTGTAATTGAAACAGAATCAGAAATAAATATCCTTAAATAGTTTTGTCATAGTTTTCTGACAAAAGACCCCCTTATAGGTCGAATTTGCCCGCACATAGCTACAAACGGCTTAGTTTTGTCAGAGTGTCAGAAAGCTCTGACAAGAGGAAAGGTTGAAGCAGTAGGGTTTAGGCGTTTTGTCATATTGTCAGAGCACCCTTAAAATAACCCTCTATTTGCCCCTAAACATGAAAAAGAAAAGGGTAGGTAAGATAAAGTATGACAAAAGTATATATATAGGTATATATATAATAATATATATATTGTTATTTACTATAGTAGAAGGGCTTAGAGACGACCTGATAGTTTTGTCAGAGTTTTGTCAAAGGCTCTGACAAAAGTAGGAGAAGATATGTATAAATTAACAGAAAAATGTCGGGAGGTTTTGCCCAAAGAAATCGTTGTTTTGCTAGAAAGACCAGATGTAGTAGAATTAGTTAGATATTTTAACGGACGGCTTATTAGCTATAAGGAGAAAGATGAGCAAGGACGAATCAAGGATAAGGAAGAAAGTGATAGTTGAACCCACATTAGCAGATGTAGATGATATGCCAGTTGAGTATATGAATCACAACGAGAAGAATCTAACCAAGCGTCAGCGTTTGTTAGTCTGGAATGCAGTTAACGATCCCACGCTTACATTTGCAGAAGCTGCAAAAAAGGCTGGGTTTAAGAATCCAAAGGTTGTTAGTCGGTACATGAGTGCTGGAGGAAAGTATCAGCATGTGTATCGGGAGTATGAAAGATTGATGGGTGAGGTAAAGAAAAAGTTTGAACTCACGCATGAGGGAGCAGTAGAGGATTTGTATAAGTTAAGAGATGATGCCTGGTCGCAAGGAAACTTTACGGCTGCAATTAACGCCCAAAATTTACTTTTAAAGGTCGGGGGTTTAATTGTTGATCGTCGGGAGATATTGCATGGGAAGGTAGATCAAATGAGTCGGGGTGAGGTAGAAAGACGCTTAGCCGATTTGCTCGGGAAACAGGCCATTGAACATAAGTCGGGGATTGAACTAGAAAATAAATCGGGGATCAAAGATAAATCGGGATCTGAAGAGGTCGGGGAGATTGTTGAGGAAAAG